GAGAAAACGCAGACAAAATTTACACAGCAGCGATTACACAAGCTGCAACATTACAATATCCTGGTATCAATATTATCGCAGGTATTAAGAATGCTGAATCAATTATGAACTTCACAAATACTGCTCCTTTTCAAGCAGGTGGTGTATGTTCTTTTAATGCTTCAGGTTCTTCAGTATTCTCTGATAGAGTATTGACAGTAACTAAATTAAAATGGCAAGATACTTTCTGCCCTGAGACATTAGAGTCTAAGTTTTTATCTACGAAATTAATCGCAGGTTCTAATTATGATTCAATGCCTTTTGAACAATTAATCGTTGATCAAGTTGTTCAAAACATTTCTTCAGGAATGGAGCAAGTAATTTGGCAAGGTGATACTGCTTCAACAGGTAACCAAGTGTTGAAACAAATGAATGGATGGTTGAAAGTGATTGATGCAGCATCTCCAGTATACGCAACAGCAACAGCAGCTATTACAACTGCGAATGTTATTGGTATCTTTGATGATGTTTATGCTAAGATTCCGGTAGCTTTATTGGCTCGTCCTGAATATCCATTAGTAGCATTTACAGGTTGGGATACATTCCGTAAGTTAATCATCGCTCTTAAAGATGCTGATAATTTTAACTTCAATGTAAACACTACTGATGCTTACAAGACTGGCGAGATTACATTACCAGGTAGCGGATTGATGGTGAAAGCTGTTCATGGTTTGAATACTATTGCAACATCTCAAGCTAAATACAATGATCGTATCGTTTGTACTTATCCTCAAAACTTAGTATACGGAACTGACTTAGCTAACGAATATGAAGAAGCTAAATTCTGGTATTCAGCAGATGATCAGAACGTAAAAGGTTCTATCAAGTGGAAATCAGGATGTGAGATTAACTTCGGTTCTGAGATAGTAACTTACAAAAATTCTTAATTAATCGGGAGAGGGTAACACCTCTCCCTTAAATACTTATAACAAATGGCATGTATAATAATTAACGGAGTAGAAATTGATTGCGCTGATGCAATCGGTGGAGTAGCTGAGATTTATCTCACCGAGTTTACCAATGTTCCTCAAGCGAACATCACAGCATCATCAGGAGTTATTACTGCAATGACTTGTTCAACTGGTAAAAAGTTTTGGACATTTCAACTTGAAAAAGAGAATGGACAATTTATGTCTACACCTCAAAGAAGTGTTGAGAATGGTACATTATTTTATGACCAATCAGCTACTTTCACATTGAAAGGTAAGATGACAGCATCAAGAAGAAACGCATTGCATATCCTATTACAGAATCGCTTAATGGTTATCATTAAAGATAATAACGGAACTTACCAATTGATGGGACAAGTTTACGGAGCAGATGTAACAGGTGCAGAAGGAACAACAGGAAAAGCATTCGGAGATATGTCAGGTTATACTTTGACAATCACTGGCAAGGAGAAAGATCCTGCTAACTTTGTAACACCTGCATTGCTAACAACATTAACAGTACCTGCTTAACCTTTTTATTTCATAGTTTTAGGGTTTTGGAAAAGAGGAGTGAATCGAAAGGTTCGCTCTTTTTTTTTACACAAAATCACATTTTATTATACTTATTTATGATGTTTGTAATCAGAAAGAATACTAATACTAATTTAATCTGCACATTGCAGGAAAAGGTAACTTTAACAAGTCCTTACTATTTATTCGTGTTTACGAATGATGTAACAGATGTAAGTGTTACTTTCTTACAATCAAACATCAGTACTCACCAGGAGAGATATGATGAGTTTTTAATTACAGAGACAAGTGGAACACCTAACTATTCAAGTGGAACGATAGAGTTCTTACCATTAGGTAGTTGGACTTATAAGATATACGAACAAGCATCAAGCACCAATCTGATTGAAGCTAATGCAGGTAATTTATTAGAGATAGGAATGGCTAAGGTAATCGGAACAAACGAATCTTATAGCACCTATAATGGTCAGGATATAACATATAAAGTACATGAGCGAAACCAGTAACGTATTATACATTAAGTTTGAGAATCATAAAGTTCCCGAATTTAAAGAGGTAAAAAATAAGGAGTATATTTACTTCGGTGAGGATAATAACTATCCCGATTACCTTATTGAGTTGTATCTCAGATGTGCTAAGCACAATGCTATTATCAATGGTAAGACTAACTATATCTATGGTGGTGGTTTGATTACTGATGATAAGACATCGACTATTAATCAGAAAGCTATTACACAGAAGTTTATTAATAAGTTAAAACCTTTCATCAATGATATGATTAAGGATTTTGAGTTATTTAATTCTATTGCAATCGAGATAATATATGATAAATTGGGGAATGAAATCGCTGATTTCGCATATATGCCAATTAGCAAGATTAGAACCAATGCAGATGAATCGATATATTTTTATTCAAACGATTGGAAGCAATCAAAACAGACAGAAGAAAAGACTGGATTCAAAGAGATAAAACCATTTGATTTCGAGAACAAAGTTAAGGGTAGTCAGTTGTTTGTATTCAAACTAAAGTCACCGAAGAATGGTGTTGATAAGAACGTATATGGTATACCGAATTATATCGGAGCTACATCTGCAATAGAGACAGACATTGAAATATCTAACTTCCATTTGAATAACATCAAATCGGGATTCAGTATGGGACAGATTATATCGTTCAATAATGGAGTTCCACCGACAGAGGAGGCAAAGAAGCAGATTGAAAGACAGATAAAGCAGAAAGCTACCGGAACAGATAAAGCAGGTGGACTTGTAATTACCTTCAATGCATCTCAAGACAATGCACCTACAATACAGTCGTTTAGTCCGAATGATTTAGATAAACAATTTATCGAGATAGGTAAAAGAGTAGATCAAGAGATATTCACATCTCACAACATAGTTAGTCCAGTATTATTCGGAGTAGCAACAGAGGGAGCATTAGGACAAAGAAATGAGATGTTAGATGCGTATGAGCTGTTTCAATCAACATACATCACTATCAGACAAGGGATATTAGAGGACATTATTAATCAGTTTTCTTCATACTTTGGTATTGCTAACTATATCTACTTTAAGAAATCAACACCGATAAAGTCATTACTACCTGATAGTATTATTCAGAAGGTGTATGATGCGTATCCAGTTGAGCAGATCATTGATATGATGGGATTGCCACAGATTGACAAAAGATATTTAGTAGCATTATCTGCTGAAAAAAAAAAGTGTGAACATCAATGGTTTGATAACATCGGAATAAAGGCATCTGATTGCACCATCTTATACGAAAGAGATTACGAAGGGCAGAGCGATGAGGATTGTATTGAGACATTTAAAAAAGAGAAATTTGCTGAAGAATTACTAACTAATGAGAAAGCTATTATAGACCTTTTAAGCAAGGATGTATTAACACCAAGTGAAAGTATAGCAAAGGTATTAAAGATTAGCACAGCAGAAGTAAATGACATCATTACATCATTAGTTGAGAGGGGTTATTTAAGTTCGGGAAGTGAACCAACAAAGAAGGGTGAGAAAGCAAGTGAAGATTCAAAGACTGACAATATCGAAGTTAAGTATCGTTATGGATGGAGAGCAGGATTTGATGCATCGGATAAAAAGAATAGCAGAGATTTCTGTGTTGATATGTTAAACAAAGACAAGCTATATTCAAGGTCAGAGATTGAAACATTAAACAATGAGCAGGGATTAGATGTGTGGGAATCGAGGGGTGGATGGTGGAATAAGGGTGAGGTAAGTGTTCCGTATTGCAGACACATATGGAAGCAAACAGTAATAAAAACAAATTAAAATGGCAGAAATACTATTTATATCAGAGCAGTACATTAAAGATACATCCTACATTGATGAGAATGTTGATATTAAGTTATTGCGTTCAAGCATATTAGAGACTCAAGATATCCGTATCTTATCTATTTTAGGGACAGCTTTATACAATGATTTAAAGACTAAAATATCTACAAACACAGTCAATGCTACAACAGGTTATAAGACATTATTAGATACCTATATCTCACCTGCATTAAAGTATTGGGTATTACATGATGGAGCATATATCTTACAATATAAGATAATGAACAAAGGAGTAGTGACTCGTAGTTCTGAGAATGCTGATACAATAGGAGTAGCTGAATTAGATAGATTAATGGCATTCTTTAAAGATAGAGCAGAGTTCTATTCTGATCGTATTACAAGATTCCTATTAGAGAACGATGTTACCTATCCACTTTATAACGATGCAGGAAATGGGATTGATACAGTTCAACCGGTAGTAAATAATTTTACTCAAGGATGGTACTTAGGTGATGGTGGAAATAGTTATGGATTAGACATTGATTATGGCAAACTAAATAATTGTTAATGAAAAGAGACATATCTAAAAAAGTAGAGAAAAAAGTAAAGGACTATTTTATAAAGAAAAAGAATGACATTAAATCAAATAGTTCAGGAGCTTCAAGAAATAGCAAATAATCACCTCCAGGTTAATACTTGGGGATTTGGTGACATTTGGGAGATTGCAGCAAGTGGTGACATTCAGTATCCGTTAAATTGGGTAACATTAGATGGTGTTGATGTAAGTACATCTGCAAAGACTGAGACTTATAAGTTTTCTTTGTTATTTATGGATGCTGTTAAGAATGGCGAAGTAAACGAGACAGAGGTACTATCGGATCAGTTAAGTATTGCAAAGGATTTCTTAGCACAATTAAAGCATCCATCTTATGATTGGAACTTCCAGGATAACGTAAGTACATTGGAAGATTTCACAGAGAGATTCGTTGATAGTGTTTCGGGATGGAAGATGAGCATTTCTTTTGTATTGCCATTTACGAGTGATAGATGTGCAATGCCATATGTAGGGAATGTATCACCGAGTGCTGTTTGTCCAGTAGTAACGATATACGATTCAAGTGGTAACATTATTACAACAGTTGCAGCAGGAGGAAGTTACACAACATCAGCAGGAAGTTGTGGAGGAACATATCAAATATTTGTAAATGGAGTATTGAATCAGAGTGGAACATCAACAAATTTTGTAACAGAAACATTTAATATAACAGCACCATAATGGACATAAATTTAAACTTACCTACATTACCTACAAGCGATCAAAAGAATGCATTAGATGGAGCGAATGCACCGAGTACATCGAATGTATTTGCTACTGCGAATGATTTAGCTTTAAAAGTACCTTATACTGGTGCAAATGCAGATGTTAATTTAGGGGAGTTCGGTATTCAATTAGGCAATTTAGAATTTGATACTACACCTACAAATGTACCGACTGGTGTAGGTTCAATGGTTTGGAATGATTCTGATGGAACTTTAGACCTTAAGTTAAAAGGTGGGAATGTAACTTTACAAATAGGGCAAGAGCAATTAGTAAGAGTAGTAAATAAGACAGCTACAAATATTAGTTTATTAGAAGCAAACTATCAAGCAGTAAGAGTAACAGGAGCGCAAGGTCAAAGATTAAAAGTAGATTTAGCAATAGCTACTACTGATTTGTTATCTGCTGAGACTATTGGACTTGTAACAGAAACGATTGCAAACAATCAAGAGGGATTTGTAACTATAAGCGGATTAGTAAGAGGTATAAATACAACGGGAAGTTTACAAGGTGAAACATGGGCAGATGGGGATGTGCTTTATTTAAGTGGAACAACAGCAGGAAATATAACAAATGTAAAACCTATTTCACCTATTCATTTAATTGTTATTGGTTATGTAGTTTATTCGCATATAACACAAGGAACTATCTTCGTAAAGGTAGATAATGGTTATGAATTAGATGAATTGCACGATGTGTTATTGAGTAGTAGAACAGATAAGGATATATTAGCATATGAAAGTTCTACTACTTTATGGAAAAATAAAAGTGCGAGTACATTAGGGATAGCAGAATTAGCATCTCCGACATTTACGGGAACAGTTACATCACCAGCAATAATATTAAGTTCAGAAACAGCAAATACAATCGCTTCATTTGATGCGAGTAAAAATATTAAAAGTTTAGCATTAGCAACTTATCCATCACTAACAGAATTGAGTTATGTGAAGGGTGTTACAAGTGCGATTCAAACGCAATTAGATAGTAAGAGTGCATTGGGATTTTCGTTACAAGGATTTTGGAGTTCTACAAATCCAGCGGATGCGACAACTTATTATGCAAGTAGCGGAGCAAGTAATTTAGCTTTACAAATAAGTCGGACAAATTCTCCAGCAATAGCTATTCCGAGAGATTGTGTTTTAAAATCCGTTTCTGTAAATATTGTTCAAGGTGCTGCAAGTAGTGAAACAGTAACTTATAATATTGATGTGAATAGTGTTCAAACATTAATTGCAACAAATAACAGCACAGCAACAATTATCACAGTATCAAATTATGCAATGTCTGTAAGTTGTTTACAAGGGCAATTGCTATATTTACAAATTGTAACACCAGCTTGGGTAACAAACCCAACAAACATGAGAGGTGCATTCACTTGTTATTTTGAATAAAAATGGGAAATATATATACATACAAATTACAAGGTGATGGTCGTGATTCATGGACTTGCGAAGAACCAAACGGAAACAAATATATGGTTTACGAAAATCCACATGAAGCCGAAACACTTGAACAAAAAGCAATTCGATTGTCGAATGAATTAAATGATGTTATTAACCAGTTAAAAAATACTACTCCATAAATTATGACACGACTATTAGATTATATAGATGTACCTGTTTTGCATTGTATTGCAATTTCGATTACTTTTACAGAGGTTGAAAATGGTTTAAAAATACTTTCTTTATTGTTAGCCATTGGGTATACATTATGGAAATGGAGAATTGAATTTTTAAAGAAAAGAAA